AACGGCAATGGTAATGGTAATGGTGGTAATGGTAATGGTGGCAACGGTGGCGGTGGCAACGGTGGCGGTGGTAATGGAGGAGGTGGTAATGGAGGAGGTGGAGGAGAATGAAAACTCTTCAACAGTTCCTTGAATCATCTAACCCTAGAATACCTAGAAAGAAAGGACAACCAGCAAAATCTAAAAAACATTCAGACTTATATACAGATGAAGATCCAAAAGGCACGATACATGGACTCGGATTCAAAGATGAATCAACAGCGAGATCCAGTGTTGCAAAGATTAGAAAATCAAATAGATCTCATGCTCACAAGATTCAGGCAGCAATCGCAATGGAGCAGCGAGCACGGGTGATGGGTAAATCTGCAGAGGCAGCGATTTATCGTAAATTTATTAATTCAATGAAGAAGAAAACTAAAAAATGACATCATCACGCGGCCCACTTGCCGGACAAATTGGTAATCGTAATTTTCTCTCACCAGTTGGGTTTAAGTTTTCTCTTGCAAAATTTCCTAAGATTACATTTTTTTGTAACTCTGCACTCATACCTGAAATTACTTTAGGGACATATCAACAACCATCATACTTGAAAAACATAGATGTTCCCGGTGAGAAACTAACTTACGGTGATTTAGATATTCGATTTTTAGTTGATGAGAATATGGAAAATTATATGGCAGTTCATAATTGGTTGACAGGTCTAGGATTTCCAGAGACACCACAACAGTTTATCGATAAGACAACTGATTCAGATGGTATTCGTGATCTAGAAGAACAATACTGTGATGGAGGACTTCATATCTTAAATAGTAATCTTCGTGATGTTGCAATTGTTAAATTTAAGAACCTTTTTCCTGTGTCATTAACCTCTCTGAGTTTTGATGCTACAGAAACTGACATAAACTACTTTACAGCAAGTGCATCTTTCCGCTATACTGTATATAATATAACTGATACTTCTGGCAACTTGCTATGAATCTTGACAAAATTCAGGAGATGTGGGAGCGTGATGCTGTCATTGATCCTGATAACCTACACGATGAGTCACTTAAAATACCTCAACTACACTCAAAGTATTATACACTTTATAATACAATAACACTCTTGCGAGAAAAAGCAAGAGATCAATACAGTAAAGTCAAACTTGAAAGGCATAACTATTACACAGGTAAAGCACCTGCTGAAGTTTATGTTGAAGAACCTTTTAGTTTCAAAGTAAGAGAAAAGGATGCGATTCAAAGATATCTTGACGCAGATGAAAAACTCAGTCAGGTTGATATGAAGATAAGATACTATGATGTAACACTAAAATTTCTTGAAGAAATAATTAGAAATATATCTGGCCGTACATATCAAATCAAAAATGCCATCGAGTGGCAAAGATTTCAATCAGGATTCTAATGATACTACAATTAACACCAAATACACATCCAATACTACATGAAAGAGTTAAAAAGTGTAGTTATGACTTAGATCGTACAGAGTTAAGTAAAATTCTTTATGAGAACATGGTGCATCATAATGGAGTAGGACTCTCTGCCAACCAAATAGGCATCAATGAGAGAGTTTTTATTATGGTGAAAGATCTTGAATATAATGAAATACTTACTTGTTTCAATCCTCGAATAGTAAAACAATCCTCTAAAACTGTTGTAATGGAAGAGGGATGTTTATCATATCCAGATAAGTTTGTAGAGGTAGAAAGGTCAGAGACGGTTGTTGTAAAGTATGAGGATGAGAATAAGGTTGATCATAAGATAAAGTTAGAAGGATTTGCTGCAAGAGTCTTTTTACATGAGTTTGATCATATGCAAGGTATTAATTTTACTCAAAGAGAGAGGTCATAAATAACTATAGGTGATACCTATAGTCATGTCTCATTTGACAATATTGAAGAAGAATGAAGTCTATCTTCAGATAGAGTCGGATCCTCATGTGTTTTATGAACTGTCTGATCAGTTTACATTTGAGTTACCGGGAGCTAAGTTCATGCCACAGTATCGCAAAAGATACTGGGATGGAAAGATAAGACTCTTCAATATAAACAATGGACAGATATATGTTGGTTTATTAGATAAGATAAAAAAGTTTTGCGAAGATCACGATTATAGTTACTCATTTGTAGACAACGAATACTATGGGACTCCATTTGAAGTCAATGAAAGTATCTCATATGAGGGTGTCAAGGATTATATAACATCAATCAGTAAGTATGCTCCTCGCGAATACCAAATTGAGGGAGTATTCGACGCTCTAAGACATAATAGAAGGTTGTTGATATCCCCAACTGCTTCAGGAAAGTCTCTGATGATATACTCGATCGTGAGATATTATGTTGAGCGAGGTGAAAATACTCTGATAGTCGTTCCGACGACTTCGTTAGTAGAACAGATGTATAAAGATTTTGCAGACTATGGTTGGGATGTAGGTTCATTTTGTCATAAAATTTACGCAGGAAAAGAAAGAGAGACAGACTCTCAAGTCATTATTACTACTTGGCAATCAATCTACAAACTCCCCAGAAAGTATTTTGAGCGATTCTCTGTTGTGATCGGGGATGAGGCTCACCAATTTAAATCAAAGTCATTAATATCTATAATGACAAAACTTGACCATGCAAAATATCGGTTTGGATTTACTGGTACATTAGATGGAACACAGACTCATAAGTGGGTTTTAGAGGGTTTATTTGGGCCTTCATACAAAATTATAGGGACAAAAGACCTCATGACCAAAGGTCATGTTGCAAAACTTGACATTAATATTTTGTTACTAAAACATCCACCACATAAATTTGAGACATTTGAAGATGAAATACAGTTCATAATCAATAATGAAAAGAGAAATAAGTTTATTCGCAATCTAGCTTGGGATCTTAAAGGCAATACTTTAATACTGTTTTCACGAGTCGAAGGTCATGGAAGGGTATTATTTGACCTGATAAATAGTAATGTGCTTGAGCAGCGTCAAACTTTTTTTGTTCATGGTGGTGTAGATGCTGAAGATCGAGAGAAAGTTCGGGAAATTACTGAACTTGAAAACAATGCTATTATCGTTGCATCATATGGAACTTTCTCCACAGGAATTAACATTAAAAATCTTCATAACATCATTTTTGCTTCTCCCTCTAAGTCACGAATTAGAAACCTACAATCAATAGGTCGTGTTCTTCGGAAGGGTAATAATAAAACAAAAGCAACATTATATGACATAGCAGATGATGCTACATACAAGTCTAGACGCAACTATACACTGAATCATCTCATAGAAAGATTAAAGATCTACAATTATGAGAAATTTAATTATGATATCATCAACATCTCATTTAAATAACATGGGTGACGAATTTTACAGCATTCTTAAACTTGTATCCGGAGAGGAAATCTTCGCACTTGTTTGTGTGGATGAGAGTAATGATGAGCCTATCTTGATTTTACATAATCCAATCAAGATGAAAACACTGACTCAAATGAATCATTTAAATTATATTAAAGTCACTCCTTGGATGGAATTATCTGAAGAAGATATGTTTGTTCTTAAAATGGATAAAGTAATTACCATGACTGAGTGTCATGATCAAAGACTTATTAAAATTTTTAAACAATATATTGATGAAAAGGATGAAGAAGAAGATGTAGTAATAAAATCTAGAAGTAAAAAAGGTAAAGTAAAATTATCGGGCGACCCCAGATTAGGTTATATATCTAGCGTAGAGAAAAAAAGACAGTCTCTTGAAGATCTTTTTAAGTCTGATTCAAAAGAGCCTTAATTCCCTTCAAACCTCACAAAGGTTATTGTACACATATAACGAGGTCTTGTCAAGTATGGTGCTTTGGCACTTAACATTTCGCTAAACTTGTCATTCAAAATAAATATGCTATAATGGAATATAGTTAAGACGAATAAGATGTCATGCCCAGAAAGAAGTCTGAACACTATGTAAATAACAAAGAACTTTTAGAGGCACTTATTGTCTATCGAGGAAAAGTTGCCCATGCAAAAGAGAATGATCTTCCTAAACCAAGAATCACAAACTATCTTGGATCATGTTTTTTAAAAATCGCAACACACTTATCTTATAAACCAAACTTTGTAAATTATATGTTTCGTGATGATATGATATCAGATGGTATTGAGAATTGTGTCCAATACATTCATAATTTCGATCCAGAGAAGTCTCGTAATCCTTTTGCATACTTTACACAGATTATACATTATGCCTTTCTGAGACGCATACAGAAGGAAAAGAAGCAGTTAGATATAAAGAATAAAATTATTGAAAAGACTGGATTTGATGAAGTCATGACAGTTGAAGATGGTGCCTTGACAGGAGCGATGTCTGAGTATAATACAATTAAAGACAACATTGCACAGAAGAAAAATAGATGAGAGTTGCCATCATAACAGACACCCACTACGGTGCTCGTAAGGGTTCAAAACACTTACATGACTATTTTGAACTATTCTATAAAAATGTATTCTTCCCCTCGCTAGAGGAGGAAGGCATTGATACTATCATTCATATGGGCGATGTATTTGATAGTCGTAAGTCAATTGATTACTATAGTCTTGAGTGGGCAAAGAGAGTTGTATTTGAACCGATGAAGAAGTATCAGGTTCACGCAATCACAGGAAATCATGATTGTTATTACAAGAATACAAATGAAATCAACTCTCCAGAGTTATTATTAAATGATTATACTAATATAAAAACATATTCAAAAGCAACTGATATCAATATTGATGGATTAGATATTCTTCTTTTACCTTGGATAAGTGTTGATAATCATGATGAAAGTCTTGAAGCAAT